CAACAACTAGACTTGGAGAGTTCCCAGTAACACCTATAACTACTCCAACAGTATAATATGGCTAAAGACCTACTGGAGAAACTAGGGGATTATAGACAAAACAGAGTTACAGATTTGTCAGATGCTCATGTAGAACGATTACAAAAATCTCTACAAGAATTAGAGAACTTAGTTATTATTGAAGCAAGTAAAATAAATCCCAAAAGAGGTAGTTTAAAATTAAGAACTACTATGGCTTTAGAGATTAGACCTAAATTAAAACAATACATTGAACAAACTTATCTAAATGCAATCCAACAAAATATAGCTGAGTATGATAATGCTTCTGCTTGGTTAATAGCAACCTTTAAAGAATATCCTATTCCTAAAAACTTTAAAGAGATTAACGAATTAGATTTAACTACTATTCAACAATTAAAACGAGGTGCTTACTTACCCTTTGAGGATTTAGGTAGTGAGTTTGTAAATGAATTAGCACAAGAAGTTTATAACTCTACTTTAACTGGCAAACCAACAGATCAAATGATTGCAGATTTAAGAGGTAAGATAAATGGTATCTATCAATCTAGTGATGACCAAGAAGCACAAGAATTAGTTGATTTTATTGCTAATAATCCTGACAAAACAGAACAAATTAAAACAGCAACAGAACGATTACAAACTATTTATGGTAGAGATAGATTAGGTAATAACTTTAGGAGATATGCTACACAAATGGTACAAGATTCATTAATGGGTTTTGATGGTCAATTTGCAAAGTATAGATCAGATCAATTAGGATTAACTCATTATAAATATACAGGAACTACTGTAAGAGATACTAGGGATTTTTGCAGAAGGAATGTAAATAGAGTATTTAGTGAAGAAGAAATTAGAGATATTTGGAGTTCGCAAACATGGCAAGGCAAAGCACAAGGCGATCCATTTGTTGTCAGAGGTGGTTATAACTGTCGTCATCATTGGCAACCAACCAATCCTGAGTGGTTAGACGAAGATGGAAACTACAAATTGGATTGACAAATTAGACAGTTAAACTTAAAGGAGTAACTATGGACGAGAAAAATAACTCGGTAGAGCAAACACAAGCTACTGAAAATAATGTGGACAACAAACCTCAAGTTTCTGAAGAAACTAAGAGTGCTGAATCTAAGGCTTTTACAGAAGATCAAGTGGAAGCAATAGTTCAAAGAAGATTAGAGAGATACAAAAAAACTGTATCATCTAAACTTGATGGACTAGATTTAGAAGAAGCTAAAAAACTTTTAGAAGAAAAGAAACAAAAGGAACAAGAACTCGCTTTACAAAGAGGCGAATTTGATAAAGTTTTAAAAGAAACAGTATCAAAGAAGGATAGTAGAATATCTGCTTTGGAATCTGAGTTACAGAAGATTAGGATTGACGAAACATTAGTTAATACTGCTTCTCAACTTAAAGCAATTAATCCTAATGAGGTTAAAGCCTTATTAAGAAATAATGTTAAGTTAAATGACTCAGGTAATGTTGAGGTAGTTTCTGAAAATGGAACTCCAAGATACAATGAAAAAGGCGAATTAATGAGTGTGAACGAATTAGTGGCTGAGTATCTAAATAACAATCCTCATCATTTGAGCGCTACTCCAAAAGGAAGTGGTAGTCAAAGTGGGATTGGTGGCAATACACTAAAGCCGTTTAATATAGCTAATTTGGATTTGTCAAAAGCCGAAGATCGTAAGATTTATGCTGAGTACAAAAAACAAAAAGAGCAAGGTGGGTTGAAGGCAAACTTAACAATAAACAACTAACCTAAAAGGACAAAACTATGGCAAACGAAACAACAAGTTCAACACTAAGTGAACTGTACACAGAGGTCATTCAAGAAGCGATATTTACATTTCAAGAAACTTCTGTAATGAAACCACTTGTAACTACTTACACAATAAGTGGACAAGGAAAACAAATAGCAGTACCAGTATATCCAGCAATTTCTGCGGCGGCAGTTAATGAAGGAACTGATTTATCAAATACTGCGGTTAACCCTACTGAAGCAACTATCACAGCTTCTGAAGTAGGAGTTATGACAACTTTAACTGACCTAGGTAGAGATTCTGCATCTAGAAATGTAGCTTCTGACATTGGTAAGTTATTTGGAGAAGCAATCGCTAAGAAAGTTGATTCTGACTTAGTAGCATTATTTAGTTCATTCTCTAGCAACATTGGTTCTGCTGGAACTGAATTAACTGCTGACTTGCTATTCAAAGCACAAGCTACTTTAAGAGCATTGAATGTACCAGCACCTTACTATGGTGTATTCAATCCTAAAGCAGTTTTCAATTTAAAGAAAACATTAACTCAAGCTGGTTACAACACATCTGCAAGTTCTCTTTCTGACATCGGAAACGAAGCATTAAGAAACGGATATGTTGGCAGAATCGCTGGTATTGATGTATTTGAAAATGCTAACATTTCTATTGACCAATATGATGATTCTATCGGCGGAGTATTCCACCCAGTATCATTAGGTCTAGCTATGAAAGCTGATTTCAAAATTGAAACTCAGAGAGATGCTTCTTTAAGAGGTACTGAAATTGTAGCTACTGTAACTTACGGATCAGGTGTAGTTAAATCTAACTACGGAGTTGCTATTACTACTGACTCTGCATTTTAATTAATGCTAATAATGGTGGGGAGTAAAATCCCCACCTACTAAAAGGATTTAACATGGCAAATTTTTCTACTGATTCAGATTTACAATTCTACCAACCAGATATTTTAGAATTTGGTATAGCTAGTTTTACATCACCAAAAGATTATCACGCACAAGCAAGACTTGATATTGAAAGAGATTTAAGAATTAAATGGTTTCCAGTTTATCAAAGAAACATACAAGAAGATATTTCTGTATTAGATTCTATTGAGATGGACGGAACTAAACTAACAGATGCTCAATGGAAAAGGTGTTCAGTTTATAAAGTGATTGCTGATTATGCTTGTCCTATTTTAACTAAATTTAATAGTGCAGATAACTTAGATAGATTTCAAGTGATGATGAATCATTATAGAGTTTTATATGAAAAAGAATTTACTGATGTATTAAGAGATGGTGTTGAATATGATGATGATAATTCAGGCACAGTAACTAACTCAGAGAAAGAAGCCTATCACAGATTACGATTGGTAAGATGAAGATAACTCCAACTGTTGATGATCGTAAATTACAGCAAAAGATTGATCAACAAATAAGAGAACAGCCTAGACAAATTCAGAAAGTATTAGGAAGAACTGCTGAATTTCTTATGGGTTTAATTAAAAACAGAACACAAAAAGGTAAGAACGCAGATGGTGGTAGCTTTGCATCTTATAGACCTGAATATAAAGCATTTAGACGAGAAAGAGGTAGGCAAGTTAATTTCCCTGACCTAAACTTCTCTGGTCAAATGTTATCTAATATGACTCAGAAATCTGATAGTACAAAAGCTATTCTATTCTTTGCTAATAAATTCCAAGCTATGAAAGCATTAGGCAATCAAAAGAAAAGACCATTTTTCTTAATTGGAGATAGAGAAACAACTACATTAATCAATTTCTTTGCAAAAGAATTTAAAAAGGTTAATAAACTGATATGAGCAAAAGAGAGAATATAGCAAGTAACATTGTATCTGTATTAACAGCAGTATCTTCACCTATTACATTAAAGAAAATTACTAGAGAACCATTTTCTGTTGATGAATTATCTGAACAACAATATCCAGCTATCTTTATTCAATCAGGTAATGAATTAAGAACTGATGAAACTATGACTTCAAGCACAGTAACAAGACAAGCTAGTGCTGATTTTGTTATTGTAGGATTTGTGAAGGGAAGCGATACTAATATAGATACAAAACGCAACCAACTTATTTCCACCATTGAAACTGCACTAGAATCTGATAGAAGCAGAGGTGGATACGCAAAGAGAACTGAAATCGTAGAAGTTTCTACTGATGAAGGTACTTTGTTTCCAATCGGTGGTATCCGAGTAGTGGTACGAGTCATGTACCAATATACTGCTGGAACACCTTAACAACTAACAACGGAGAAACCAAATGGCAACACATACAGGCTCAGAAGGTACTATCAAAATTGGTAATGATGTATTAGGAGAACTAAGATCATTTTCATTAGAGAGTACTGCTGAAACTATTGAAGATACTTCAATGGGAGATGCAAATAGAACTTACAAAGTAGGGCTTAAAGCCTTTACTGGTACTGCTTCTATTTTCTTTGACGAAACTGATACAGCACAAGGAAACTTAGATGCTGGTGCAGAAATAACTTTAAATGTATATCCTGAAGGTGCTTCAAGTGGCGATACTTACTACACAGGTAGTGCAATCGTTACAGGAAGAACAATCAATTCATCATTTGATGGAATGGTAGAAATGGAAATATCATTTCAAGGAAATGGTGCATTAACAGAAAGTACAGTTTAATTATAAGGAAGGATAAACATGAGTGTAATAGATAGAGTTAAAGAACATTTTGAATCACAAGGGGTTAAGAAAATTGAAGTTGCCGAATGGGGCGAGGAAGGACAACCTCTAGTGATTTATTGTAGTCCATTTACTTTGGCAGAAAAAAGAAACCTATTTAAAGGTGCTAGAAATGATGATCTAGGAGTATTAGTAGATGCAATCGTTTTAAAAGGTAAGGACAAAGAAGGAAATAAGTTATTCAAATTAGACGACAAACAAATTTTACTTAACAAAGCTGATCCTGAAATTATTGCTAGAGTAGCAACAGAAATGTTAAATAGTAGTAATTACGAGGAAGCTGAAAAAAAGTAAGATACGACTCAGAGTTATTTTCTATACTTGCTTTGGGCGAAAAATTACATAAAAGTATGGAAGAAATTTTGGCTATGACAGAAGAAGAATTTTTCTACTGGATAGCTTATTTTAAAGTGAAGGCGGATAAGGAAAAATTAAGAAGTGGCACAGGAACGACTACAAATTCGCTTAGACGCAATAGATAATACTAAAAAGGCTTTTAGTTCTTTAAAAGGAAGTATATTTAATCTTAAAACAGCATTTGCAAGTTTAGGTATTGGATTATTTGCAAAACAAGTAGTTGATACTGGTAAGAGTGTTGAAAAACTTGGTTTAAGATTTAAGTTTTTATTTGGATCAGCACAAGAAGGTTCTAAAGCATTTGATACATTAGTTGGCTTTGCTTCAAGAGTTCCTTTTTCATTAGAAGAAATATCAGGTGCATCAGGTAACTTAGCTGTTGTTGCTAAAGACGCAGATGAACTAGCTAAGATATTAGAGATAACAGGTAATGTTGCTTCAGTTACAGGATTAGATTTTCAACAAACTGCTGAACAAATACAAAGATCATTTTCAGGTGGTATTGCAAGTGCTGATGTATTTAGAGAAAGAGGTGTTAGAGCATTATTAGGATTTGAGGCTGGTGCTACTATTTCAGCAGAACAAACAGCTAAAAAGTTTGAAGAAGTATTTGGTAAAGGTGGAAGATTTGGAAATGCAACAGCAGAGTTAGCTACAACTTTTGAAGGTGTACTATCCATGATTGGAGATAAAATCTTCAAATTTAAAAAAGATATTTCTGATGCACAATTCTTTGAGGCTTTTAAAACACAATTTAGATTATTAGATCAATTCTTAGAAGAAAACTCACAACAAATAGAACAATTTGCAATAACCATTGGAAGATTTTTAGCTGATGCAGTTAGAGCATTAGGACAAGCAGTTCTTTTTCTAAAAGAAAATATGGATTTTATAATAGATGCTTTTAAAGTTTTAATAGGTTTAGCTATTGCAAAAACTGTTGTTAGAATTGCACAGGCTTTTTATTCTTTAGTTCCAGCATTAAAAGCCGCAACTATTGCTACTATATCTTTTAATCAGGCAGTAAGAAAAAATTTACTTATAGCTGGTATCGCTATTGCAGTAGCAAACATAGATAAAATTATAAATAAATTAAGAGAATACGGAAAGATCTTAGGATTAATTAAAGAAGATCAACAAGATTTGAATGAAGAATTTGATGATTTTGCAACTGGTGGAACATTTACAACAGCCATATCAAAAGCAAATCAAGAATTAACTATTATGGAACAAATCCTAAAAACAATAGGAGATGCTTGGGATAAAGTATTTGGTCAAAGTACAAAAGATGCAATTACTGATTTAGGAAAAGCAACAGAAAAAGCATTTGAAGGAGTTAAAAAAGGAATTGGAGATGCTACTGCTCAAGCTATTGTATTTGGTAAATCTTTTTCAGAAACATTAAAAGGTGCTTTAAGACAAGCATTAGCAAATTTTATATCTCAATTAGTTCAAACTGGAATACAAATATTAATCAATACACAATTAGCTAAAGCCATGAAATCAGTATTAAGCGGTGGAAGTGGTGGCGGTGGTGGAGTTTTAGGATCAATATTTAGTATAGGTAAATCTATTTTAGGATTTGCAGAAGGTGGATCAGTTAAAGCTGGACAACCAATTACAGTAGGAGAACGAGGTAGAGAAATGTTTATACCTTCTACCAATGGTCAAATAGTTCCTAATCACGAATTAG